CCTGGCGTATCTGCAATATCTGTCTCATAGGCCCGCCGATAATCTGGAAGACTGTCGAACGGCGAAGTTTTCCAGTTACCTTTGGCGTTTCCATAGCCAGCGGTCCCGTCCCTGTCGCTGGAACGAACAGGCGGCCTATATTACGCAATCCCTCATTCAGCATCATCCGACCTTCCGTGCTTCCCGCCTGGTTGATGCGTTCAGTCAGTTCATCAAAACCTTCGACTTCGATTGTAATCGCCTGTACCATCACTCCAACCTTCCAGGTTCGAATATTTCATAGACGTCAAGCTGATGGCGCCTTCCCCTGTATCTTCCCCTTCTTGCCATCATAACGTCTGGCGTGTTCGAAACTGTCATCACCGTTCTTTGAATATTAGCCGTGCCGTTAAGGCGCGGGTATTTCGCCAGGGTGTCGACTATCTTCTGCGTTTCCGTCCCTATCCTGGTATTGAGTTCATCCATTTCGCCTTTCCAAGGAACGAATACGTCTATATTGAATGACCAGGTTCGGCGTTCTGTACGAAGCGTTAATTCTTCCCTGCGATGCGTGTTATAGCTTACGACGCAATACCTGGCTAATCCCTTGCCGATAATGCGCCAGTCGTATAGTTTCGCATTATCGCTGTCGAAGTCAGCGTGTTGTGTTATAGTGCTGATTATTCCAGCTTCTACTGTCGCCTGTGTCATTTCTTGCCTACTTTTTGCTTATTGTATTATGGCCAGGCATAATATTTTTACCAGCTCAGCTCTTATTGCTGTCCATAAATACGCTAATCGTCATTATCGCTTCCAGCAACCAGCGACCGACGGCCAGGGTAGTCATCCATTCCCCTGGAAAATATGGAATACTTTTCATTGCCTTCATCATCTTCCTGGGAACCCGCAAACAGGTCAGCCATCCGCTGTTTGTGGCGGCCAGCGCGAAGCCTGTTTTCACGGATTACTTTCAAAGCGTGCTGATACTTCCTGGAATACATCGTTATTCGGTCAACTGGCGGCGCTTCAGTATCTTCGACTGGTTCATAGGTCTGCGATGGTACCGTTGCCAGGATTACAGCGGCGGCGCCATAGGCATTGGCCGCCTTCATAAAGTTATAGGCAGTCTCATAATCGGCCTGGTTGACTGGAACCGTATAGCCAACTTGGTCAAGTTCACGGTTAAGGTCCGCGGCCACGTTATCAAGTTCAGCTTCCACCTGGGCAAGCGATGGTACCGTCCCTGTCGTGAACGTGCGGCTATCAACGATGTCGCCGATTAACCGTTCAACGTCTTCGTGTTCAGCATACGTATTAGCACCAACGGACATAAGCTATTCCTCACTTAAAACGTTCTTGCGCTGACGCTTGGCGACCTTTGTTTTCGTCTTCGCCAATTCGTCAGCCAGCGGTTTCGCACCAGGATAGTCACGCTGGATTATGGCCGCAGTCAAGCGATGATGGTTTCGTTGCGTGAATAGTTTAGTGGCCTGACCGCTATCACCTTGACCCCTGGCACTTCGCCATTGCGCATCGAAGGTGTGGAATAAAGTCAACTGGTTTAGAAGTTCAGAAGCCATAATCTCAAGCTGATATTCTTCGGGAAGTTCCAGGTCAACAATTAGATTGCCTTCTTTATCGATAAGTTCGGCAATCTTGTCCGCATCATCACCGACGCTTTCTTCAGTACCTAGCGCCTCAATTATTGCTGGCTTCTTTTCTTCTTCCTTGTCTTCTACCTTTTCAGCTTCCTTCACAGTCATTGCTTTCCCCCTTTACTTTATTTTAAGCTTATTCTTCCACAGGTCTTGCCCTTCCTGTCGAAGTTCATCCATTGTCAAGCATCGATAACCCTTCCGCTTGACACGTCTATACTTTTTATCGATTTCAAACCTGCCCTTACCGTACTTCTGTTCCTGCTTTTCAAGTTCCTTTTCCAAGTCTTTATCGATAGGCTTAGGCTTCTTATTCTTGTCTTTATCCTTCGTTTTATCCGCCATCTTCTTAACCTGATTAGCTTCGATAGCCTGTAACGACGAATGTGATATTGGTATTCGTTTCAGCATAGATTTCTATCTTGGATTGCGCATTAGCAACGACAGTCTGCGTCATAGGTGTAACGCCGCCACCTTCTGCTTCGTGCAAGTCAACAAGCCTGTTTAAGCTTGAACCAATTTCCCTGACGCCAGCTTGCCTTTCTGCGTTAGTTCTTGAGTTCCATATCAGGACTTCGCATTCTGCATTAGCTGGAACGCCATCACCGCTTAAATCTTTTTCTTCCCAGGCACCGCTTCCTGTTGCCTGGAAGGAAATCAAGGCTTCGGTGTAACTCTTGCCGCCAGTCTGCAATGTTTCCCAGGTGACAGAAGGCGTCACAGCCGTACATTTCTTTATAGTGATACCACTTGTGGTATCACTCCAGATGTCATCAACAGCTAACGCATCACCTTCAACAGTCGGTTCTGTGCCGTTTATATGTGTAAATTTCTTCGGCATCTTCCACCCCCTTATGATGCCGCAGTCAATCCGAGATTGATGGCCATACCCCTTAAAAGATTGACCATTGTATTCGTAGCATTGATAGCGGCTATGATTTCAGCTTCGGTATCAAGGTCACCTACCCCATAGGCTGAATTAAGGGCGGCACCAGGATATGTCTGCTGTGCGACAGGTGTGGCGCTAAAGAAGCCACAAAGACCAGCATTCGTAAACTTGAATTCCTGACTTCCACCCATTGACCAATAGGGGTCATTGGCGCTTACTACTCTGGCAACTTCCAGTAAAGCACCTTCAGCACCATCATTATCAACTGCCTTGAAACCGAAATAATCATCATCCACAGCGGCAGTACAGATAAACTTTTCATCAGCTATCCACGCATCTTCACTAAATAAAGCGTGAAGCGCTGTTACGCCACCTGCACCATCGCCAGTTGCTTGAACTCTAAATATTTCATTACCATCTATATTCAAGTCTATATGATGAACTGATGAACCACCTGTGACTTGAATATCAAGGTCAAGAGAACCACCGCCAGTATATTGTCGCCCATAAATATTTCTTATTAAGGATAAAGTATATTGAGTGCATATCATTCCGTTTAAGTTAAAAGTATTATCTGCGGGGAAATCTATTTGACCTGCACCAGTCCAATCAACTGCACCACTATTGTAAAATTTGCATTCTTGGCTTCCACCTGTAGAAAAATAAGCGTCAGCGGCACCCTGTAATCTAGCCACTTCAACCAAGCCAACGCCATTATCTCTAGCATTCATAGTTACCCATAGGTTATCACCATTAGCGGCATTCAAAGCACCTGCTGAAGAATAAGCAGATAATGTTGCAAACGACAGAGCACCTAAAACAATATTACCATAAGCACTATCGTCATTGTTCTTTACCCTTGTGGTAGAGCTACCAGCATCCCAAATCAGCATACCATTACCAGTCATTATGGCAAATCTATCATCTTCATAATGACCTATCTTGCCGACACTATCATTATCAAGGTCGTGAAAGGCTAATACTGGTTGTGCTGAACCACCAGTAAAGTCTATTGCTAAAGCTGTTTCGCTTTCATCCCAAAAGATTATAGGATTTTCCGTTACCGCTATCTGCAAGGCATTGACATCTTCATCTGCGGCTGGCTTGAAATAAAGACCTTTGCCAGCACCATTTACATCGCCAGCATCAAGACTAGACCAAGCGTCAGTTGCTTCATTACCGATTGCTAGAGTAGGTTCTGTTATACCGCTAAAGTCAAGCCCACTCGCACCCACATCTGTACCAGCCGCATCGCGGTCAAGCAAAGCTAAAACAGCCACATTGTTAGCATCTTCGTCAACGTGTGGTAAACCAAAGTGGATACAACAAGCATCAGCGTCATCTTTTTGGTAACCAAAGATGCCATCATAAGAAGCCCCTAATAGTATTGATATATCATCCCGCATAATAAGACTGCTAAAATGTGTAGAAGTATTTATAAAATAGGTAGAACCAATAATTTCAGCCATACCACTAATAAGTAGATTGTCTTCGGAAGCGGACATATAGGTTCTAGTACCCGCATCGCCTATACGGACATAAGCACCTGTTCCATAGATGGTCGGAATATCAGATACTACAGTTAAAAGTAAGTAATCATCTGTATCCCCATTCTGGACGCGTAAGGGCATTCCATAGATTGAAGCATAGGGGATACTAGCATCAACATAGAAAGCGGCTATTGAATTACCACCATCACTAACAGCTATAAGAATATCGCCATCGTTATAGATATTAGATATAAATAAGCTTTGATTAGCTGTTGCTGGTGTGACTGGTGTCCCCTCAAGAACGCCAGTTAAAGCGGTGTTTGCATTAAGGGCAAAGTTCTTGTGATAAAGGACACTTTCCTGGGTAGCACCTAGATACAGCCCTGTGTCGTCTGCATCAATGGTTACGCCATCTGAACCGAATGTTCCACCCTTCCACCTTAAAGGCGTTGTCTTTTCACCAAAATAATAGGTATCATCGGTTGAAGGATGAAGGTCACCTGTAACAGAACCACCAATTACAGCTACATCGACATAAACCGTGGCGAATGTCGCACCAGCTTCACCTATTGACCGTGCGCTTCCAGTTCCAGGTATGATGTCCCCGTCTTCGTCGATTTCCATTACGGTCGTGCCATTCTTCTGCCAGACCTGACACGACCCCGTACTTACCTGGTCAACCGTCAAGGCAGGGTCTGCATCCGCACCCTGGATTTTACGATGCCACTTCCCCAGGCTTGCACCTGCTGTTCCTATCATCGTCCATTACCCCCTTATATTAGAATGCCGAAAAGTTGACATTGATTAAAACGTTGGTGCTGTCAGGCGTCGCGCTGAAGGCCGCACGCACGATATAGAATGGGAATGGGTCATTGAGTGTTTGATAGTCGGAAACCGTCGTTGCTACATCAAAGGTTCCGATTTGGAATACGCTATCATCCCCGACATCAGCACCGACAGCGTGCGAACCGTAAACTGTCATAGTTACGGTCTTATTGGTTTTATTCTGAACAGCCACGGTCATTCGACCTTTGCCGCGGCCATCGCACTTGAAATCGTGGTTATCGGTGTCATCGCCAACGAAGTAAGCTTCTAGGTTACTTGGAATGATTGACTGCCGATATTCGGCCTTCTTTGCGTGTGTGATTGGTGAAAAGCTATCTAGTGACATTTTACTATCTCCCCTCTAGGTTTTATTTTAGCCACGCCCTCAAGCGTTGCGTGATATTCGATATTAAATTGTTAAGGGAACCAGGACCAGGAAACCCAATCCTGGTCCCCAATTATAGAATATGGGGGAAAGCCCCGTATTCCCTATTTAGCCTTCGCTTTCTTCTTCGACTTCGCTTCCGCCTTTGTCGATTGTGGAAAGCCGCGTAAGGCGATGTTTAGTGGTACGCCGTCTGGTGTCGTTTTACACCTTCCTTTATTCGATTTCCTGGTGCCGATTATCGGCACCAGGATTTAGTTCATCTATGCTACGGCGCTTCCAAAGTATGCGCCCAGGTCAGTTCCCGTCACCTTGAAATCGAAGGCGTGCTTCCCTTTCAGGAAGTCACGGTCCCTGTCATCCTGGCGAACGGGGATGATGTTCACGGTCAAACCCGTGTCATCGATTTTCCAGGCAAAGGTATAGCCCGCGGATGGCACGCGAAGGCCTGGATTGGGCGGGACGTAAAGAAGTAGTGCGTGCTTACCCCATACGTAAGCCTGGACCGCGGTTGCCGCGCCTTCAAGGGACGTACGCTGTGTCGCCCGACCGACCACCACAGTTTCCACGTCCAGCGCATCGGCCACTTGCTGTTCGTTCAGGATGGCGACGCCTGTATGCTTGTACATATCAAGCAGAAGCGGATGGCGGCGTAGGTGGTTCCAGGCTTGCCGTCCAATCACCAGGGTATTAGGCGTTGCGCCCGTGTTCTGCTCGATTGTCTCGGAATAGGTGTCTATATCGGTTATCGGGTCGGAATTTACGTAGTCATCCCATTGCGTGAAGTCCGTGCCGCCAGTAAGGTCGCTGTCCCATACGGAAGCGGCGAAGATTGCGGCGGCTATCTGGATTTCGCGGTTAAGCGCGAACTGGTGCGCCAGCCATTCCGAACCAGTCTGTTCCAGTTCTACCGCGGCATCCTGGTTCTTGACGTTTTCATCAGGAATGGCATAGCCCAGGTGGTACAGGTCGCAGTAGTATTCGTCGGTCGAAATCTTGATGCGACCTTCGGGATAGGTGTCGCCTGGTGTTCGGACTTCGACCTGATTTGTCAGGAACGAACCCTTATCCCAAACGAAGTATTTGTCGCTTTGCTTGTCAACGGGGATAATCGGGAATACGCGGTCGGCGATGAAGTTCAGGTTCTTGTAAGCGATTGCAATTTCGCTTAAAGGCGTATCAACGTGAACATCAGCAGTTGTTGGGTCACCGAACTTTCTGGTCATTCTAACAGTCCCCCCGCGCTGGATTTGCACAGTTGATTATGGCTTCAATATATTCCCCGCTGTCGCCACCTTTGATACATTGGCCAGCGACATAGGCCGTTGTATCGGTGCCTGGCGCCCAAATAGCCGCGTGACCATTGGCATCGAACCGTATCAGGTTCCCCGCCGCGATGGTTTCACCAGCCACGATAACGGTTCTTCCCTGGACCAGAACTTCAGCACCCTTGTTGGCGGCGTTAGGGTCGTTTTGAAGAACGCCGACAGGTACATCGGTGATGGCGGAAATCACGTTGACCGTGCGGTTGGCACTCATCTTGACGCCGTGATATTGATAGGCTGACAAGTCAGCCGCGGCCTTCAGGCTTTCGGTATGTACCGATTTAATATTTGCACCCATATCGTAGATAACCCCTTTCGGTTACTTTGTGCTATTACCAGGTCACTATCCCTGGTAACTCGACCTTTATTCTACGCGCTTTGAAAGCGCTTATCGGGATGCTCTTTGCGGAAAGCCTTGATGGCATCACCCCTGGTTGCTTTCGGGTTATCCTTCAGGTAACGCTTGATGTAGCCTTCATAGCTGGCATCAGGCTTAGTCCTGGTGGTCCCGATTATCTTGTTGGCTTCCGATGCCTTATCGTTGGCTTCCTTCAGGGCGTTGAACTGCATTTCGGCCGCATCCTTGCCAGCCTTTTGCTGGATATTAGCCAGGCTGACGGCGTGTTCCCTGGGTGTCCCTGGTATGCTGGTGAATTCCCTGACCTTATCTTCCCAATCCCTTACCAGTTCAGAAGTTTCCAGGGTCACAATGCGGTCAGTCGCCTTCTTCATTTCCTTGGCCATTTCACCTTCCGCTGGTTCTGTTGGTTCACCTTCTGGCGGCTTTCCAGCTTTCAAGGCTTCAATAGCGGCCAGCGCATTTTCAACGGTATCATCAGCCGCTAGGCCAAGGGCGGCCATAATGTCTTCAATCCCTTTGGCTGGTGTTTCGGGTAAGGCTTCGACGATTTCTTCGACAGTCACTTCTTCAGGTTCTTCCGCTTCCTGCAACTTGGCGGCCAAGTCCGATACCTTCATCTTCTTGATTTCGTCAGCCTTCATCCCTTGAAGTTGCTTTGGTAGCATCTTGCCACCCCCTTTTATAGATTTGCTGTGGGCCTGGCCTTTTAACCAACCACAAACGCGAACGGGGTCGGTTATGCCTTCCTTGCCCGTTAATGCTGTCACACAGTTGTCGAACCCGACGCGTCCGACCCAATTTATCAAGGCGCGAATATTGCCTTGAAAGTGTGCATCAGCATAGGCGCGGACTTCTTCAGGAACGTCGCTTTCCCGATACTGGCTGTGCTTGCCAGTCATACGTTCGAAGATATTGTTCAATTCCCCGAACATAGCCCTGAACAATGGCGCGCCGCGCATCCCTTTGATGTAATCAGCCATCTTTGCCTGAACACGTTTCAATTCGGCCCGCAGTACGTTAATCGGTATATCGTCGCCAACTTTGAACGATAGTACCCGCGCGCCATTGCGCTTGCCGCCGAATACCAGGGCGCGATCTAGCGTCGCCTTATCTACTGCTGGTTCTTCCGCGCCAAGTAGTGCGACGCCAGTAATCACGGGTCCGAAATCCCCGACCGCATCTTCGATTTCAACAGATACAGTCGAGTAAAGGCCGCCTTCTATAAGGTTGGCTATCTGTTCAGGCACCTTATCAAAGGATGCGATAATCAGGTCCCCGCTTTTCTTCATAGTCCCGACGGAACCCAATTTAATCTGGCCCTGGCCGTGTTCACCCGTGATTACATCAACGGGGACTTCCAGGGACTTGGCCACTTCTTCGTTAAAATGGTCCGTGGTGTGGCCGCATTTCACAGGGACAACGGCGGGTACACCCGCCGTGAAAGCTTCAATCATATTCGACAGGTCCTTATCATCCCAATACTTCGTATCACCTGAAGCATCGGTCCATTTCCCCGTCGCGAATATCTTGACGCCCGTGATGGTCTTCATCTTGGGCGCCTGGAACTGCTTTATCCAGCCAAGGCGGGTAAGTTCCCAACCTTCGGCGCTGGCCGCTTCCGTGGCCAGCTTATATGCTTCGTGTTCAGATTTGCCGTTGCTCATTTCATCGTGATACCTGTTCACGAAGACTTCTGGCCTGGTTTCCTTCATCTGGCCAGGCCAGGTTCCAGTAATCTTGTGGTGCAGGAAGGCGCAGAAGCCTTCAGGTGAAACCTTATCGCTGTTCTTGGCCACGCATTCATCAAAGGTTGCATAAGGTCCGAAAGGCGACATCATTCACCCCCTTGTAGATTACTTCCCGCGGCCAGAACTGCGTCATCACATCGCCCGAACAAAGCGCTATCGATTTGCATACGGGACAGACGAAGAACGCCTGGTTCCCCATTCCCTTTGACGCTTCTTCGTTTTGCTTCATATCTGTCTTGCAAGTCGGACACTCCATTTCTGACCCACTTATAAAAAAACCAACCAGGGATGGTTACTCCATCTAGCTGGTTGGTCTAGCCAACTATGCGGGCGGTCAAGCCGCCTATATTCTTCTGTTAAGTGGTCACGCTTGTTTTAATGTTACTTAAAGAATATCCGTTATTTTCAAGAATGTCAAGTAATTCTGAACAATTTATTATAACGACGTGCTTTTCCCCGTGGCGGCTATCCTTTATGACAAGGTTGCCGTCCTTTATTTCGGCCAGCTTTTCGCGGCCACAGCAGTCGCAGTATATACTTTTGCCGTCAATCATCGTCTTAATCTACGAAGTACCGTATTTTTCCACCACAGGTTGAACAGGTGCGGGACGAACCAGATGAAGAAGCCTATCCAACCTATCCACACCCAGGGAAGCATAAAGGGCAACGTAATAATTATCGCCGTGAACAGCCAGAAGGCGACTGGCTTGTGCTTCATCACCCTTTGCGTCTGAAACGTAATCGGTTCATTGTTAATCGGTGGACCCGTCCACATAGAGTGATATATCCTGCCAGCGAAGACAATCGCCAGTATCAGGAAGATAATGCACAAAGCCGAATATACAATTAGCCCTATGACCCAACCTGGCATCATTACCCCTTTAATGTTTTGATGAAGTTCGGGTACAGTTCCTTCAGAACCGCACCAGCCACGGGACCTATCATCCCTACACCGACCGTGATGAATTCCTGCGGTCCAGCGGTTGCACCCTGGACTATCAGGAACAATCCAGCCAGCATATAGACGCCCACGGCCATAAATCCAATCGCGGCTTTAAGGTTCATCATTTCCCCCTTATCGGTGGCCTTATTCTCGATGTCCTTCGTAACAACCTGGCCATAAAGTTGCCGAAATCAACGTATGCCCTGGCGATGGGACATTCGCTTGGTTCCTGGCCACCGTCTTCGGTGATTTCATCCAGGTAACCTTGCAGTTTTTCGACATCAACGGGCGAAGTATCGTGCATCCATTCGTTCTTGTTGTCTACTATACCATAGGCTTCATCAAGCCTGGCATCCCAAAAGCGCCAAGTCATCTTCTGACGCTTTCCCCAGGTCATACAGATTAAGCCTTCACCGTCGAAACCGTAAGCATAGAGATATACACCGTGTCCACCCTTAAAACTGCCTGAATTTGGCGTCAGTTCCCAGGTTTCGCCGTTCTGGAACTGTTCCAAGTCCTTTGCATATACCATCATCCCGAAGTTGACACCGCCTAGAAGATGGATGCAATGCTTGACTTCTTCGTGGTCCTTCCAGTCAACGGAAGCGAAGGCATATATATCGTAATGCTTGCCGCCAGCTATCCAGCCGTCCCTGCGCCAGGATTTCAGGCTGTTAAGCAGGATTAGACCCATATCAAGCCCGCCGCTTTCTTTGAAATACTGGTCAATAACTTCCTGGTCCGTGATGGGGATAAGGGTACCCTGCTCGAATTTCTCATATCGAAGGGTCTGGTGCGCCCTGGCCGCAATGACGCAGTTTCCATACTGGTCATTGGCGTACATATTATCATCTTCCACACCACCCAAGTCATCATCGATGTTAAAGGCTTCAGGAAGCGGTGGCAAAAGTTCCTTCCTGATAATGGATTTCAGCCTTATTGTACGCTTATCGACCTTCGCTGGAAGCTTACCAAGCTTTATATCCATATTTCCCCCTTTCTATATTTACATATTTCTATATTTACATATTTCTGGTCGGGGACTTGTGAACTCGAAGGATGACCAACGGTGACTGCCGACCGTTGTAAACCCGCTTTTAACGGCAAGCCCACAAATCCCCGTCGAAGTTCAATCATCGTAAACCCCCCGTTTCCATTGGCCATCGCGTAAACTTTCCAGGTGGCACCTGCAATTACCGCGGCAGGTTACCTGGCCAGCGGGAACAGTCGGCAACGCATCCCAATTAGCATATTCACCAGCCAAGTCCACGCAACCGAAGAAGCCAGGCGATGCTATGCAATGTTCGGCCCGCGGGTCCAGAACCCATCTAACCTTTTCCGCTGGAAGTCCCTGCGCCGCGCGTTCCACTTCGCGCTGTCGGCCTAATCCGCGTTCCACTTCAAATATGGCCACCCAAGAACCGCCTGAATATTGCGCTGGCATAACCCGCGTTGTTCGCAGTAGTTCGTTCATAAGCTTCCTATCAAAGGATTTGCCCTGGGCGATGGCTATGGTCCACTTTTCGTGGATATTCGGCACCAAGTTTTCGCGAACCAGAAGCATATTATCCCGCATCTGCTTACTGGTAATCCTTTGGATATTGGGAAGGTTAGCGCGGGTTCCAGCGGCCGCCGTAGCGGCGCCTATTATCCCCTTATTGGTCACTTCTATCAACTGGCCTTCCAGTATCGGCATCTGGCTATCCAGGAAAGCCGAAAGCTGTGCAACCGATTGACCCTGCAATGCTTTGTTCATAATATCGCGCTTTACACCAGCCGCCCATTGGTCGTATGTGCGAACCAGCTTCCTTTGTTGTTTATTGACCATCTGTTCCCAATCGCCCGACCCGATGCGTTGCTTCTGGCCAGCCGTAGGACGTTCCTGGAATGTATAATATACCGCCATTAACCTACACCCGCAAGTTCCTTTGTTATCAGCTTTTCTTCCAGCCTATCAACCTTACCTGGTAAATCGAAAAGACCAGCCATCGGCGGCTGTTCGGTATCCCTGGGTATCCCGCGTTCATCTTCGGGAAGTTCAGGCATATCAGACAGGCATCGAAGATGGTCTTCATCCACATCGGTCGGCGCGAACAGCTTGGCACCAGTCGCGGTGTAGGTTAATGGCGGTAT